TCGAGTGGGAGTTCTGGTGTAGCGACACCTAAAACAAACGCAGGTAGTACAACTAGTTTGGCTACTACCAGTGGTGTTTCGTGCAAGACAGGTTTGCCCAAGAACGGCAACACTTCACAAACATCACGAAAGAAAGTTCCAATGGTTGGGAACTCAAAAAGGCAACCCCAGCCCAGGCAGGCCCGGGACTCTGATTTCATTGATAAAGCTGCTAATGAACACAGTGTGACAGAATGGTATTTGGCTGCGGTAAAACGTGGTTTCAAAAACCAAGATGCATTGGACGTTTTCAATGCTACAGTTGCAACTATTGCAAATGATATTGACCCCAGGAGAATACCCGTGTGTATGGAATGTGGTTGTTCAGATGCGATTCTGTGTAAGCATTATATTGTTAATGGTGGTGTCGAAACCATTGACAATGCAGTTGTCATACCTACTACTGGTGGGTTTTTCATGAAATGGAGGTTTCAGTGGTTCGAACGTGCATCCAGAATGTTCACGTGGCCACGATTCGACAGCTCGGTTCTGGTAAACCATTACAATGCTGGATTTGATCCGTCCATCATTCCAGATACTGAGATTTGGCCTGAAATGCTCTGTTACATCCGATTGCATTTACACACCGAATATAAAATCGACGGTGTTTTTAACAGGTCAGCAAAATTGGCGCATTGCAAGAAATTAGCTAATAGGTTTTTAACTGACAATAACATCAAATTGTCAGATTGTTTGACTCCGGAAACGGTGAATCAGATACAATTGACCGTAGCACGCGCCTGTGATCAAAGAGACGACCAAACGCTCTTTAAAACTGATGATCCTAGACGAAATTTTTGGGTAGCCCCTGGCCGCTTGCCTTATCGTCGAATCATCATTGCAGCAGCTGTCATATCACCAGTAGTTGTTGCAAGTCTGGTTTCTGCGTCGCTGAGGCTGAAAATTTTCGTGTACAGTCGACTCGTACAGGCAAACGCGGAGATTTTGGCCCGTGGAAGTGTGCTCGTATTCTGGTCCACCCTAGAAACGGCAAAGATCGTGACGATTGCTCTCGCACAAAATATTTGGAGTGGGATTGCAATGCCTTGCTTGATAAAGATCCAACAATTGTCATGCAAGGGTGTTGCCACAACGTCTACGATTCTCTCCACAAGCGCTATCTTAAGCAAACACCAGACCCACAGCCTAGCAAACTCAACATGCAACTTGTTAGGCGAATCACTAACAACCTCGCACAACGAATACGTGAGCAGATTGATCTCAACAACATCGAGTTCGATCCGAAATTGTTTCTCGCGGCTAAGTGTGGTCGATTGCGGAACAGGTATGTTCGCGCTTACAAGGAGTTGTTACGTGATGGTGTCGAACTTTCCAACGACAGTTCGATATCTGCCTTCGTCAAATTAGAACGTTATTTTGAAGAGGGTAAGGCCCCCCGAATGATCATGGGCCGAAATCCAAAGTTCAATATTTTATATGCACAAATTGTAGAGCCAATTGAGAAAGGGTTTTTCCTGCTAGATCAAGTTGCAAATGCTTGTGACTACAGATCATGCGGTGAGAAATTTGAAAATCTTTTGGGTCAATGGTTTATGGAGAACGACATGTCTAAGTTTGAAGGGTCCCAACGACTTTTCACTCTCAGATTGGAATACATGGTATATTGTTTAGTGTTTCCAAATCTTGTAAATATTATAGATGTGTTGTTTGCGTATAAAATAAGGAAGAAAGGAAGTACTACCACTGGGGTGGATTTCGATTTTTATGAGTGTCGAGGATCCGGTGATATGGATACATCACTAGGCAATGGAATTTTAAATTACATCGCTACTCAGTATTTCCTTATTTCTAACTACTGCCCAACATGTAGTTTTGAAACTTGCAAAAACCCAC